CACCTTCCCGTAGAGGAAGCTCTCCCGACGGACCTGCTTGCCGAGCAGGTAGATCTGGTCGTAGGTGGAGATGTTGCGCCCCTCCCACGCCCAGTCCTTGACGTACTCCCGGACCAGCTCAGCGTTCTTCCCCTGCGACTTCAGTAGGTAGAAGAGGTAGGCGGCCGAGGTGGACTTGCCAGTGCCCGGTCCACCGTAGAGGTTGATGACGACGCTCATTGTGACTCCAGCAGCTTCTTGAGATCTTCCTCGAGCTGCGGGATCGCAGCCGCCCGTTCCCTGGCGAACTTCAGTTGCGCCTCGCAGACACAGATCTTGCACCACATCTGGTAGCAGCCGTGGACCCAGGCGACGGTCCCTTCACTCCAGACTTCTGTGCCCTTACGCTGACTGCAGTTCGCGCAGGGTCGGTCAGTATCCACGCGCCAACCGTTCCTTGACAGCCTTGTTCTTGTGGCAGTACTCCTCGTAGAGGTCGTCCGCGTTGATCCCGCTGAGGATGCAGATCTCGATGAAGAACGCGAACGCGTCCCCGAGCTCCTCCTTGTAGTGGGCGAAGTCCAGGGTCCGGTCGTCCGTGAGCCTGTGTTGCTTGTTCTTGAGGGTGGCCATCGCCTCGTGGAGCTCGTCGGAGAGGTTGAAGGCCGTCTCCTTGATGAGGCGTTGGCCGGGCTTGGTGGTGAGGTCCACCGGCCATTCGGGGAGCTTGTCGTTCACGCGCAGGAGTTCCATGAACTCCTCTTGACGCTTGAAGACGTCGTACAGCATGTCCTGGGGAAGTACGCTCATTCTGTGATCCTCCGCTGATTAGGTATGCAAACGGAGGGTCACAGAGGCATCAGTCCTGGTAGGACGGATTGCCCTTGGCGTCGGTCATCACGAGAGGACCGACGTTGGACTTGCAGGTCCATGTCTGAGCCGTCGGGTAGTTCTTCTCGACGATCTCATTGAACCCGGCGCGCAGCCCCTCGTCTTCCGAGAAGAAGCACACAAGCCCGCGGGGTGCGATCAGCTGCACGGCCGCCGTGACCAACCGCTCGTCCAGGACGTTCTCCCGGGCGATGAAGATGCGGTCGAAAACCCGCTCCGCCGACAGGAGCTTCTCGAGCTCCCGCTTGTTCTTGGCGGTGGTGATGGTGCGAACGTTGCGCTTCACCGAGGGGAAGTACGCGTTCGCCCCGATGTAGAGCAAGTCCTGACCGCGCCGCAGGTCGGTGACCCGGGTGAAGTCGTCGAACCGCGAGTACTCCTTGGGCGGGTAGCTCGGGGCGACCTCAATGTCGAGGTCCTTGATCTGGTCGCGGATGTTCTGTGACATGACTAGCCTGCTTTCTTGTCTCCCTTGAGGGACTCTTCGGCGTCCCTCTTTTGCCGGTGTACATTGAGCTCGTCGGCCAACCACAGCTCCCCGCCCTCGTACTTGGAGAGCTGGATCTGGTCGATGTAACGCTTGCGGAGATCTTCCTCGTCGCCACCCAGCCGGTCCAGCGCCTCGATGCTGGTGAGTGCCGGCATGGCGTCATAGCACCTGAAGCCCTCGTCGTGGAGCTTGATGATCTCTTCCGCCATCTCGAAGTGGCGTTCGTACAGGTGGAGCGAGCCGGCCGTGTGGTAGTACTGGCCGAGCTTGAGGTCCGCGAACTTCGGGTTGCACCGCTTCAGGTCCAGGAACATGCACTCCTGGAAGAGGGTGAAGCTGAAGAGGTCGTTCGTCAGGCCCCAGATCGCGTCGTTGGACCGCATGTGGACATGCAGGTGGAGGCAGTTGTCTCGAATGAAGAACTGGAGCGAGAGGGTGCAGGGCACGTCCTTCGATCCCTGGTGCACCGCCACATCTGCGTCGATCGGGGCGAAAATGGTCATGACCGCTCGCCGGCTGTCCGAGTCTCCTGACAGGGTGGCGATGCAGTTGTTCCACTGGCTGTCCATGTCCAGCAGGTCGGACCCCGCCCGGAGCCGGTGGCCGTACGCCGAGTTCAGCGTGATGCCGTCGTCCGAGAAGTCCTTCATCCGCCGGTTGTAGTAGAGCATCATCTCCAGATCCCGGCGACCCTGCCAGTACCAGAGGAACTCCCCGGCCGCGAACCCGTAGTTCGACTTGCGAGCCGGGTTGTGGATGAACCGAGACCGTGGGTCCGTCAGGACCAACGTGAGAGCCAGGTCCTCCTTGATCTTCTGGCCGCGTGGGGCACAGACGAAGTCGGGGTTCCGGCTCAGCTTCCTAAGTAGCTTGACGAAGATGTCGTCGAAGGATACTCCGAGGATATCAGCCATAGATGTGCTCCAAGATGATCTCGTTGAGGTCCTGCGGAAGCCTGTGCCCCGCGGCGGCCTTGTGACCGCCACCACCAAGTAGGCTGGCAATGCGGCCAACGTCCGGATCGCCCCCGCGTGAGCGGATGCTGGTGGCACCCTTCTCGATGCAGACGCTCACCGCGATCTGCGCCTGGGGGTAGACCTCCAGGACGCGGTTGAGGAGGAGAGAGATGTTGGGCTCATTGGAGATGAGGAAGGCTCCGATCACCTGGGAGCCGTCGGAGAGCTTGATCTCCTTCACCGTGACCTTCTTCATGGCCTCCTCGATCGCCTCATCTCGACGCCTGTCGAGGATGTTGATGACGTCGTCCTCGAAGGGCGTAAAGAGGGTCTTGCTCCGACCGGCCGCGATGTTCTGACAGATCCGCTCCTTCGGGTCAGCGAACCTCGTGATGAAGTCCTGCTGGCCGACGAAGACCATGAAGGTGGCCATGTCCTCGGAGAGCGGGAGCTTCTCCCTGAGCCAGCGGTCGTGGTCGTCGATCGTGTCGGCAAAGTTCCGGTAGCTCGAGCTCTGCAGGATGTTCCCGCCAGGAACATTGGCGATGAGGTAGTCCCGAAGCATCCGGGTACCGCACCGTTGGTTCTTCTCCTCGATCTCTGCCCAGTGGCGACCGGCGAGGTGGAGGGACGTGTCGTGGTGGTCGAGGAGGACCAGGTTGCCACGACGCTCCAGGACGTCTGCGTACTTCGGGGTGTTGAGCCCGACGTCCGCGAAGATCAGGAACTTGTCACCCTGAAAGACGGGATCCTTCTTGACGAACTTCTCGACCATGCCAGCGGCGACGTAGTGGATGTTCTCCCGCTTGCCGCCAGCCAGCATGAACATGATCGCGCAGCCCGCTCCGTCCATGCACCCCTTGTGGGTTACGAGGACTGCATCCTCGATTTTCTCCGGAACGGGAAGCGCCATTGTGAAGTCCATTATAACACGACTTTCTGCCTGCGTACAGGCTAGATGTCACACTTACCATCTTTGCATGCGTCCTTGCTATAGGACATGAGGATCTTGTCTCCCTTCCCCTTGAGGGCGGCGAGGGCCTCCTCGATGGAGAGGGGAGTGAGGGGCTGGTCCTCGCGGCTGCCTTCGGGGTAGATGGTCACACCCTTCAGCTCCGGGAAGTACTCCATATAGAGATCACTCAGCTCCTCTGCCGAGGTCCCAGGCATGACATTGATGGTCTTGCTTACCGCGTTGTCGATGTGCTTCTGACAGGCCCGCTGCACCTCGAAGTGGTCCCGGAGCTTGAGGTCGTACGCGCCTTGGAAGTGCTTGGTGCTCTTCCCCTCATCCACGAACTGCTTGAAGAGAGGGTGGATGACGATCTCCTGGGCCAGCACATCCAGCTTCCGGAACTTCCGGATGTGTGCCGGGGCGAAGAGCGGCTCGATGCCTGAGGAGCAGTCACAGACCAGGGCCGTGGTTCCTGTCGGCGGGATGGTGAGGAGGGCGCAGTTCCGGATCCCGTGCTCCCGGATGAGGGCGCGCAGGCTCGGCTTCAGAGTCTTAGCGAAACCACCCTTCAGGTACTTCTCCGCGTCGAAGGCGGGGAACGGTCCCTTCTCCTTGGCGAGCTCGATACTGGCCTCGTAGGCGGAGTTCTTGATGAACCCCATCACCTTGTCGATCATCTCCAGACCAGAGGCCGAGGCGTACTTCAGCCCGAGGAGGAGGAGCATGTCATGTAGCCCAAGGACACCGAGGCCGACGCGCCGGATGTTGTGGCACATCTCCTTGATCTCTTGGAGCGGGTAGTTGTTCACCGTCAGGACGTTGTCCAGGAAGCGGACGGACGTGGCCACCGACTTCTTGAGCAGGTCCCAGTCCACCTTCCCGTCCTTCACGAACCGGGGGAGGACCATCGACCCGAGGCAGCAGCAGTCGTAGGCCGTCAGCCAGATCTCGCCGCAGGGGTTGGTGCTGAGGAGCTCGGCGTAGTAGCCGATGTTGCTCATCTTGTTGGCGAGGAAGCCATTGAGGATGCCGGGCTCTCCACCACGGAGAGCGTTGGAGATCATCTTCTCCCAAAGCTTGTCCGCCGGGATCTGGCCGTAGACCTTGCCGCCGTGCTTCAGGTCGATGAGCTCTCCGGTCTTCACCTTCTTGAAGAAGACCTCGGGGTCCTCGTTGAAGTTGACGGAGACGTTGGCGTTGTTGAGCTCCTTGAGGTCCAGCTTCTTGTCGAGGAACTCCAGGATGTCTGGGTGATTGAGGTTGAGGCAGAACATGAGGGCGACCCGTCGGCCGCCTCCGCCCTTGATGACGTGCCCGGCGGAGTTCTGGATCTCCATCGGACTGACCGCTCCGGTCGCCTTCCCGCGGTGGCCGGAGATGTCGGCACCCCTCGGTCTGACGGGGGAGAAGTTCGTCCCGATCCCACCTCCCTTGGAGGAGATGATGATCATGTCATTGGCGTTCTTGCCCCAGCCTTCGGAGCTGTCGACAATGGGGATGACGAAGCAGTTGAGGAGCTGCCCCTTCGGACGCCCGGCGCCGTACCAGATACGACCGCCGGGCATGAAGTAGTTGTGCTTGAGGAGCTCTGAGAACTCGTTCCGGTACTTGACCACGTTCCCGTTGGTCTCGGCACCGGCTACAGCTGTGGCCAGGCGGTCACACCCTTCGTGAAAGCTCTCCTCCTCGTGGAGGGCGTAGCGGTCACGGAAGATCTCCAGGGCGAAGCCCTGGGGTTCGTAGTACTGCTCGCTCATGGGGGAGTCTCCCTAGTTGGAGCCGGGCTTGTCGCCCTTGGACATACCCAGCTTCTGGGCACGCTCTGCCGTCTTCTTCTTCAGGTTCTCGTTGTTCTCCAGGAAGACCGTGAGCGGATCCTCTCCCTGGTTGAGAATCGAGACCTTGACGGTAGCCGTGTTGAGCGTGAACGGATAGACCACACCGTCACGGCCGAGGCGGGACTTGGCGATGAAGAGACGTCCGCAGTTGGACTGCTTGTCTTCCATGCGGCGGCTGATGGTCATGATGACGTCGCAGACCGTGGCCTTGGCATATGCCTCACCGATCTGTCCGACCGTGACCACCTCCATCTCGAGGCCCGACCGGTTGGTCTGGTCCGCCGTGATGAGGACGACCTTGAACTCCTGGGCGAGCGCACGAAGCTCTTCGTACACGCTCTCCAGCTCGAACCGCTTCTGTTCGAAGCCGTGGCTCGAACGGAGGAGGTCGGCGTAGTCGATGATGATCATGTCCGGGATGAAGTTCTTGGTGGCCACCAGGCGCTGGATGTACGCCCTGATGGTCTGGACGGTAGCCGTCTTGGTCGGGAACTCCTTGATGAAGAGCCCACCCTTGGCCTTGTCCTTGACTTCCGCCCGCACCTTCTCCTGCTCGTTGGGCACGTCGTTGATGGCGACACCCGAGTAGTAGGAGTCGAAACGGAGACCGATCTTGTAGTCCGCCATTTCGCAGGTGACGTACAGGACGTTCAGCCCCTGGGCCACCGCGGCAGCTCCGCAGTTCACCAGGAACATGGACTTGCCGGCACCGGTGGGGGCGATGAAGGTCACCAGGATGCCGCGCTCCCAGCCACCGTTCAGTTCCTTGTCGATGATCTGCCAGCCGGTGGGGATGGGCTTCCGGATGCTCGCCTTCGAACGGGCGGCGAAGCCGGAGTCGTCCATGTACTCGTGGCCAAGATCGCGGGTCGCTCCCTTGTTCAGGGCGTCCTTGATGATGGTCGAGATCGACTCGTAGTCGTTCTGTTCGATCTTGTCGATGGCGACGACCATCGCCTCCTTGAGAGTCTGCCGACGGCAGAAGTCCAGGGAGGTCGACTCGATGTAACCGATGTCGCCACCAAGCGGGTTCTCACGGACCCGCTTCATGAACTCCTTGCACTGTTGGGCGACGAGGTCGTTGTCCAGTTCCTTCTGGACCATGATCTCGATCAGGTCCGGAGAGGGAAAGGTCTTGAACTCCTGACGGTGGCGAAAAACCAGCTTGGAGATCTCTTCGAGGTACTTCAGGTCGAAGAACTTCGGGTCCAGGACGTCGATCACCTGCTCTGCGAACGTGGGGTCCTGGATGACGGCCTGGACAACCTTCTCCTGGTAGGAGCGGCCCATGGGGCCGAAGGTGTCGTTGACCGGTAGCTGGTCAGACATTCTGGGAATCCTCTCTTGTTGCCGGGGCGAAGCGGCCACGGTACTCGTTGAAGACCATGAAGAAATCTTGGTCGTGTATCTGGATGTTGTCCCGAAGGAGCGCCAGCTTGATGGCGCTTACGTTCACCATCGCTATGTCCTTCTCCACCTGATGCCGGATCGAGTGGACCGACTGCGGCGAGATGATCGGGTTTGCAAGCTGCATTAGACGGGCGTTGCTGATAACTACCTCCCACTTGTCCAAAAGCGCCTTCAGGAGCTCTTTCTCGCGCTTCCCTGTCGGTACCAGGGCTTGCGCTGCCGCTTTGATTTCATCCAGGCTGCTCTCGTGTTCCCCCAAAAAAGGGAAGAATTTCACGACCGTCTTGTGCCCGAGTCCCTTGAGGTTCGCCACATCACCGATACCTTTGACGTTGTCCGACCTGTCGCCGCAGATCGCCTTGATGTAGATGTGATTGCAGGAGAGGACGCCGGTCTCCTCCTTGATCTCGCTCGCCCCGTAGTAGAGCTTGCGAGTCGGAGAGTAGACGATGGTCTTGGCGTTCACCAGCTGGAAGAAATCCTGGTCGGTGGAGACGATGACCTTCTGCACGTTCTCGTACATGCCGAAGCAGAGGTAGCTGATGACGTCGTCCGCCTCACAGTCCTCCACCTCCACCTGACAGACGCCCAGCATCTCGAGGTACTTCCTCGTGAGGGCGTGCTGCGCCCACAGGTTCTTCTGGCTCTCCTCGATGCTGTCCAGCTCCAGGTGTCGGTTGACCCGCGGCTTGCGGCCCGCCTTGTACTCGGAGTAGACGCCGCGGCGCTTTCGGCTGCCACCCTTGCCGTCCCAGCAGATGACCGCCCTGGTACACTTCGTGTCCCTGACGAGGTTCTTGATGGAGCGCAGGCAGCCGATCATCCCGCCGACGTGGCCGCCGTTGCCGTCCATCGTGGGGTTGACGCACCAGTTTCGTATGAAGGTGTTGAGGCCGTCGATGATGAGAACGCGTTGGTTGGCCATGTGGGATACCTACCTTCTCCAACCTTCAGGTAGCCGGCAGTTTCCCGGGGCCTTCGCAAACAGGGGAGCGATCTCCTCCTCTCGGTATCCGGCGAGGCCGCAGCCGACCTTGACGACGTTGAACGTCATCTCCTGATGATCGGCGGCGAACTGCACGAAGATGTCCACGAACTGCTTGATGTGGTTCAGCGGGAGGACTCGAAGGCCGTGGTCCTTTGTCGGGATGGCGTAGGACGCGCCCTGAAGCCCAGGTCCCTGGCCCCACTTGGCACCGTGCTCCCGCACAGCCGCCATGGCCGAACCAGCGCCGTGTCTACCGGCGAGGTTCGACCCGAAGACGAAGATCTCCACGTCAGTCGATTTTCAGGATGGAGCGGACGGTTGAAACGAAGATCTCGTCCTTGACCCGTTGGGCAGGAGGGAGAGCGGCGTAGGGGACGAAGCAGGGGTGCTCCTTCTTGTCCGGGTCCTTGACGGCCCCATACTTCCAGCCGTCGGCCTGCTTGACGGCTAGCCAGGACTCGTGGCTCTGTTCGGGGGTGTTCCCGTTGATCACGCCCTCGACTCCGATGACGGCGGACTTCCGCTGCCACTCGGGAGCTTCCTCCCAGACGGGCTGAGAGTCGTCCCCGATTGCGATGCAGTAGGCCCGGTTGGCCATGTGGGCTGCGGCGGCTGCGACAAGAATCTGGTCCATGTGATCTCCTTACTTCTTGGCCTGCGCCCGTTGGCGGATGAGGTCGAGTCGGCTCTGCCCCTGCTTCGGCTGCTGGGGCGCGGTCGGCGCCGTCGGCTGCTTCGGAGGAGAGGGCTTGGTCTCGGTCCCGTGGAAGAGCGGCTTCGGGTTGATGACGTGTCCCCGGACGTCCGACTTCTGGACGATCGTGATGGCCGACATCTTCATCGGGTAGTACGTCCGGTAGGCGTCCTTGTTCTTGAGGAAGACCTTCACGAACCGGGTGTAGAATCCGACCGGGTTCTTGATCTCCTGAAGAGGATCCATGCG